CACAAAGTAATAAACATATTTTGTTGGATTTGGATAAAGAATTACTATATAAATTTGCTCTTACCGTTTATAGTAAGAGCAAATGTAATGAAGATATATGAACTCAAGACGGTTCAATAATAACATTTAATTTCTAAGACAAATTTGTTCTGACTAAATATCTAAACGCGATATTAACCTTTATGATATTGCGTTGTAAAATATCTCCAAATAGGTTGACATCTATGCACAATATATTATCGCGCATATAACATGCCACAATTTCCGCCAATAAAAGACAATATATTATATCTTTCTTCAAATAAAGTCATGTCATAATTATATTCATATAACATCCAAGAAGGTTTCGTGGAAACTGTAATCGGATTTCCATCCGTACCGCAAATAATATTGAAATAGGCGTTCATTGGATTGATCACTGGAACATAGGTAGATATTTCGAGCTCGATATTTTTGAATCGACTCATATTGATCGCTCCGGAAGGTTGATATTCAAATGGACTTGTATTCAAACAAAAATTGTAACAATAAAGTCCATCTTTAGCCGACCCCGCGGTTCGAACATATTTTTCGACATAATCAAAGACACCTCGTTCCAGAACATTTTCGCGATAGTCGCCGTCCAATAAAATTCCCATAGTTTCCAATATATCTTTTTTATTATCGGATGAAAATGGACCCGTAATAAAATAGCCAGTCGATAATCCCGATGGATTCACAAATGGTCCATTATGTAAATAATTGGGATCATTTTCGCTAATGCCTGTGTTTACATCATCCGGAATTTTGACCGGCGCATCCAATAGACCCTGAGGAGTCATCATATAAGGCCAATTGGTATAATTGTCCCATTCATTTCGCAAATTGACATCATTTCTTTGTAAATACCACATCCAATTCGATATCATACCAGTCGACGTTAATTTCACTTTGGAATTACCAGTCACATTCAAAAAGGAATACTGAAACACGTCTTTCACTAAATAGATTTGATCTTGGGCGGCAAATAATTTAGATTCGTCTTTCGACAAAAAGCAATAGGTCGAGAGAAGATGGATGTCGGCATTCCAAATCAGATTGGTATTCTGGTAAGAATTTGGCGTGATTCTTATTGCAGGCGGAGTTTGTAAAAAACGGTACATCTTAAAACGTTCTAAATTATAATCGGGCGCAATATAAGGAAAATAATTTGCGGTGTCGAAAACATCACGCACTTGGAATAATTCTTGGGTCGCGCGCAAAGTAACTGAAATGGTGAGTTCATTGTATTGCAAAGAAATGAGGGGAAACGCGCATCGACTATCAAGAGTAAACCATGTATTGATGGGTATGTAAAGTGTGCGACCACGTATAGAGGGTTCTTCACCCACAGTCGTTCCACTATAATAGGTCGAAGGATAACTATTCGTTTGATTACTTGTATTTGCGGGGTCGTATAATTCAGGTATATTGCCGGACATGCGATTAAAAAGATCCTTTTTTTCACCAGTGAAATCGCGTTCAATCATTGCTGCCAAATATTCCCCAGTATATCGTTGAATCGTCTGCGACCCACAATTGATTTCAATATGTTTTATCATATGCGCACCAATATTGCGTATCCATCTGAATTCATACGGCGCCCACGTATAGTTATTTTCCGCACAGGGATGATAAATCGGACTCCATATGTCAGGCAAAGTAACTACCAAATAGGTATCCATGAGGAGATCGGCATATCGTTTCATTTTGAATGTAAAGGTCGATTCTTCGGTCGATCTTAGATCACGCGATCCCTCGTAATCGATTCTAAATTTTTGAAGCCCGAAATTGGTATATTTAGAATAGGTTACACTAAAAAAGGTCTTGGTCGGATTTCCAGTCAACAAGACATTTGCGGCTCCTTCACTTACGATATTTAATAATCCGCCGGCCATTTAATATTATATGATATATAAATAATATTTTATCTTATTTTATACTGACTATATATTATATGAATTTGTTTCGAAAATTACTGATTCTTTTTATAATCATATTAACTAGTTATATTTTATATTTATTATTCAAGAAACGTGCTGCACTGTTATCTACAATGGACGCCCCGGCCCATGCAATGAGATCTGTCGCCGGCGCAGGATCAGAGGGATTTGGTCTGTTAACTACACCTGCATCAGAATTGAGCAACAAGGAAATAAGTGGTCCGGCGACGGTAAGTACGGCATCTCAAACGAATTATCCGTTATTACAATATATTATAAAGGGTTCTTATAATACGGCATCGAGTGGGTCATTCGTAAGTTTAGACGCGATAAATTACGTTCTTAGTCGCGGGTGTCGTTTTATTGACTTTGAAGTATTTATGATTGGCGGTGTCGTTTATGTGGCAACGTCCAATGATCCAAATTACGTGATTGGGTCATCGAACAAAATCCTTTTGACCGAAGTTTTAGGTAATATTGTTACACATGCATTTATTGCACCCACGCCAAATCCAGGGGATCCATTATTCTTACAATTGCGTATCAAATCGAATAACAATGATATTTACGGGTTGATATCGTCTATTATATCGAGCAAAATTACTAATAAACTATATAACGGTAATGTTACACCCCATACGATGATGAGCGATATAATGGGTAAAATAATATTAATTGTCGACAAAACGGTTGCACCCAATTACAGTTTATATCCCGATTGTACTAAGATAGCCAAGGGTGCAACGTGTCACTCTCTTGCTACACAGGTGAATATGGTAGCCGGTGGTGATTCGCTATTAACTTATTGCTATAGTGATATCATGGATATGTCTAACACGCCTCCCCACGTAAATGACGATAATACAACGGTCAAATTTTTCGGCGGGTTTAATATACCTACAGTTGCGACACCGGATATTGATAATTCGAATTTGGCGAATCCTATGCCGGCGCCATTCTATTTGAATCATGCGGTCAATATTTTGCTATATCGATATTATCTGAACGATTCTGGATTAATTGCGTACGAAAAGATGTTTAGTGCGGCGGGATACGCGATTGTACCAATGGGTACAATGATGAAAAAAACTAGTAAACCACCTGGGTCTTGAAGTACTGCTAATCTTTAATCGCCAAACTCTATGTAAATCGGTACAATTTGGAGATTGGTGGCTAATCTCTATTTTAGCTATATTTATATCGCAATAAAATATAAATGAGAGGACAGAGTAACAAGTATAATAACGAATTATGTGATAACGAAATGACGTTCCAAGATTGCGAACTTGCTATTTTGAGGCACCGTGTAGATGAAAGCGAGGAAATATCTAGTAATAAAAAGGTAAATACACCGGAGATAAATCGCATGATTTCGATCGTAGAAAAATTCCTCATTCGAAAAAAATGCATTTGCTACGGTGGAACTGCCATTAACAATATATTGCCGAAAAATGCGCAATTTTATAATCGCGACGTGGAAATACCCGATTACGATTTTTATTCACCGACTGCATTAGAAGACGCAAAAGAATTGGCCGATATTTATTATAAAGAGGGTTATGAAGACGTCGAAGCGAAATCGGGTACTCATTACGGTACATTCAAGGTATTCGTCAATTTCATTCCCATGGCCGACATTACCTTACTGCCGCTAGAATTATTTCAAAATATTTCGAAAGATGCGATTACTTTTGCGGGCATTAAATATGCGCCGGTTAATTTCTTAAGAATGAATATGTTCTTAGAATTATCACGACCCGCCGGAGACGTTTCTCGATGGGAAAAGGTATTTAAACGTCTTACATTACTAAATACGCATTATCCGTTTAAAACCGAGAATGCCCCGTGTAATAGTATTACATTTCAAAGAAAAATGGATGATGTGGATTATGATTCAGAAAAAATATATACGGTGACGCGCGATACGTTTATTGATTTAGACGTCGTTTTTTTCGGCGGTTATGCCAATAGTTTATATTCGAAGTATATGCCTAAATCTCGCCGTCGAATTGTGGAAAAAATACCAGATTTCGATGTATTATCCAAAGAATATGAAAAAACGGCGACCATTTTGTCGGAAAGACTCACCGTTGCGGGATTTGCCAATATAGAACTGGTGAAACACGGCGCGATTGGCGAAATCGTTCCGGAAAATATTGAGATGCGTATTGGCCAAGAAACAATTGCGTTTATTTACAAACCGTTTGGTTGTGTAAGTTATAATAAAATTCAGGTAAATAACCATACTTTAAATGTCGCAACAATTGACACTATGTTGACGTATTATTTGGCGTTTTATTATGTCGATAAACCGTATTATGATCGCGACCGTATTTTATGTATGTCCAAGTTTTTGTTTGATGTGCAACAAGAGAATCGATTAGCCCAGGGTGGTCTATTGCGGCGATTTTCAATGGATTGTTATGGTACCCAAGAAACGCTCGACGACATTCGTGCAAAGAAATCGGAGAAATTCAAAAAATTGAGAAAAAAACGCGATACCCTTGAATATGAAATGTGGTTTTTGAAATACAATCCCGCAAATAATTCAACCTCTATTAAATCGACAAATAATATTACTAAACCGTATATGTCGTCGATTCAACCTAATATTAAGGATATTGTGGGTTCTAAAATAAAGGTATATTCCAAGACCGTATTAAACCGGGATCATAAAAAAAAGACGATTAAAACAATATCGTCGCCTTCTCCGTTGTCAATACCCGCCGTATACAATTATCTTGGTAAAACCGTGAAAAAAAGAAAATATAAAAAAACGGGTAAAAATAACCGACAGACTAGACGCGATCGCGGATATTTATATTAATGATAGTAGTTTTGTAAAATCGGTAGTCAAATGGTCCAATCCGGATATAAAACGGCGGATGCCGCGTACAGATACGGGTAATCTGCGCCGTCTAATTTTTTGTAATCGCATATAAGGCAACTAATAAAGAAAACCATATCATGATAATATGAAATATGCCGATTGGTCCTGATTCGACGGGTAGATTACATGTCCCGCATATTTTCTTGGAATATGGCGCAACAGGGAGAAAACACATGTCTGACATTTGCCAGTTTTTGTGCCAACATTTTTCGTCTGCATATTGAATCGATATATTATTAGAGGTATTTGGCATCGACTTCTTGGTCGATCTTCTGGTTCGAATCACTATTCTTCCTGCTATGCGTCGACCAACGACCGATGAATATCCAATTATAATAATCGCAAATAGTAATTTATATCCAAACATGTCCAAAATTTGAAATATATTTATCTATCTAATATCTATTCAATTTTACGGTTTGATGAGTTTGTATAGAACAAATATGATATTCTCCTCGGGAAACGAAGAGTTTTACATTATATGTGCATTTGGTAGGAACGCGTGCAAAATTGAATATATATTGTCTTGATAATATAAGACACATACATAATGAATCGTACCAATCGTATTGAAAAATTAAGGCAACAATACGAGATTAAGCGGTCGGCCGAAATTGATTGTCGAACGCGTGAACGTATTGCAATAGAAAATTACAGAATTTCGCGAGACGAAGAAAGGTTAATTAGACAGCGTTATATTGATGCAAAAAAACGTCGTAGCGAAACAAAATCTACCCTATTGTCAATAAGAAATAGATTAATTGTATTACATACAGAGGTATCAGTCGCCACAACTAAATACCGGTCGTTTTTACAAACACATGAAATGAAAATGCAAATGAAGGCGGATACCCCCAAAGTTCGAAAAAACACAAAAGGAATTGACCTGGTCTATATGCGACAATGCCTTCCTATTGATGTGTTAAACTATATATCTTCTTATTTACCATATTCGGTGTATATACAACTATTAGAGACCGACCATAAACCATTGACACTTCTTAATTCATTTACCTCAGAACATCTTCGTAGAATCTTTACGCGATTTTCGAATAGTGTACAAATTACCATTCTATTGTTGGCTAAGATGAATGAGGCGGATTGTATATTATATAGATTATTAAAAACGAAACCGGAGATTATCACCAAGATAAAATGGGCAATTCATTTCATGAAACAATTTGACCCAAAATACGCATATTTGTTTTTGAAAAACATGGCGATACTGAAAAAAATTTGCGGAAATCGGCGAAATATACGAGTAATTGGATCTTATAATATTTGATCCATCCTCTGCGCCCTCTTTTATATTTATCGCAAATAAATATAAAATGATTTGATTATATTATATAATTTACACGTATGAACGGTACCTATATTAACAATGATCACGTGGATTCGATCTGGCGATTATCAAACCAATATGACCAAGAACTCTATAATTACGATTACGACAATTATTATAATAATATAAACAATATTATTAATGGCATAATCAATAATGTCATGAATAATAATATGAATGATATGACAAATCGCGTCAATGTGGCGGATGAAGAGATTGCAAATGCATATGAATATTTGCACGAACCCATGGATATAGATGAAGAACCGGAAGATGCCATTCGTGATGAGGTGATGGGCGGCGAGATTCCAGAATTGGATAGACCGACATGCGATCCAATCGACAATGAACGTTTATTACACGAATTGGCACATGATTGCAGTATTTGTTATCGTCCGATGGAATTGGTAAACTTAACGATTACGCGATGTGGACATTTTTTTCATGCCTCGTGTTTGAATACATCCATGGAATATACACCGAATTGTCCTTATTGTCGTACTCAATTGAGGGCCATCGATATAGATTAATCATAGTCTAACGTTTTACAGTCAATGCATTATGCGTGCCGTCGGCAATTGGTTTAAATTCCGTATCTACAAATGACGCAGGATCACTATGACCGATTGGTGCCATTTTATCGACCACTTCTTCTTCTAAAGTAGGCGGTTTAGGCGGATTCATTTCCTTTAAATCGGCCTCTCGTTTAATCTCCGTGGGCGTATATTGAATGTAGGCGGCACGACCAATGGGGTCGGCACTTCGACGCAATAATTCATATGCGACGAAAATGCCTAGAATACCTAAAGCGGGGTTCGTATACAAAAATAAATATACTACAATTCCAAATAATATAATCATACTAATTGGACCATCGGCATATTGACGAATCAGATCTGGCAATTGAACGGGTATAACAATGTATAATATAAAGGCAATAAATAAAACTATTTCGAATGGTGAAATCGATTTAACGAAATTCCCGAGTTTCATGATATATTATATAAGATATAAAAACATATTTTCGAATAAGGTGGACCGACAATGTATCTAAACCTTTAAGTGTTCGTTTAGAATCGACCAAGAACGATTTATCCTGTCGCGCATAGATGTGTAAAATTGAATAAAGAAATAGTCATATTATAGAATAGTAACAATCACGATGGCATCCAAAAGACCCTTTTTTATAAAACGGGGCGGGGCAAAAAAAACGAAACCATTGAATCACATAGAGGCCGATTTTATGACCCCCGAATATCGCGAAGGTGTACGTTTATCTGCCTATTTAGGCAAAAAGGGATATACGATTCCGAAGGAGGCCTTGATGCAAGTCGATCTGGATTTCCTATACAAGGATTTGTATTGCAAACCTGAATTATTTGGTCCGGCAACATCGGCAGGAGACGCCAATGCATTTCCAGTGTATCGCGAAAATGCAAAAAAGTTGTATATCCCGCGTTTTTATGGTATTGAAAGATATGGTACACCGACGAAAACGGAGATAGACTGCGGTCAAGATATTTCAGTTCCATTTGAAAAATCGTTGCGCGATTACCAAGATACCATTGTTGACATTTACATGTCTCATGTATTGGACTGTCCTAATTCGACAAAAGGGGGAGGCGGCATATTAGAAGTGCCATGTGGTCGAGGAAAAACGGTGATGGGACTGAAAATCATATCGTTGCTAAGAAAAAAGACCCTAATTATTGTCCACAAGGAATTTCTCATGAACCAATGGATCGAACGTATCCAGGAATTCTTGCCCACGGCTAAAATAGGGAGAATTCAGGGAGGCGTTTTCGATGCAGAAGGTAAAGATATTGTTATTGGTATGTTACAGAGTTTATATGATCGCGAGTTTGAGTACGGCGCATTCGATTCATTTGGTCTTACTTTAATCGACGAGGTACATCGTATCGGAAGTGAACAATTCTCCAAGACATTGACTAGAATAGTCACACCTTATATGTTGGGTCTATCCGCCACAGTCGATCGCAAAGATAAATTGACCAAGATTTTGTATATGTTTATTGGACCAAAGATATATACCGAAACGCGCAAGGACGAAGATGTGGTGTCAGTAAGGGCGATTGAATTTTCGACACGGGATGCCGAATTCTTGGAACCCGTCCTCGATTTTCGGGGTAATACCATGTATAGTTCCATGATTACTAAATTATGCGCATTCGGACCACGGTCCGATTTTATCGTGCGGGTCATTGCAGATTTGATCGAGGAATCACCTGAAAGTCAGATTATGGTATTAGCCCACAATCGGTCCTTACTGACTTATTTATATCAGGCGATATGCCATCGTGGGTTTGCAACAACCGGTTATTATGTGGGTGGAATGAAACAAAAGGATTTGAATGACACCGAATCCAAACAGATTGTATTGGCGACGTATGCTATGGCGGCAGAGGCACTCGATATAAAAACGTTATCTACTCTAGTAATGGTAACGCCCAAAACCGATATTACACAATCGGTCGGTAGAATATTGAGAACCAGGCACGACAACCCAATTATAGTAGATATAGTGGATCAACATGATATTTTTCAAAATCAATGGCGTCAACGCAGGACGTTTTATAAAAAATGCAATTACCGAATACGAAGTATAAAAAGTACTTATTATACGAGAATGTCTATCGATTGGACCAATGACAAAACATGGTTGCATATATTTGACCCCAAAGGGGTGGGTATACTTGACCCCAAAGGGGTGGGTGTACTTGACCCCAAAGGGGTGGGTATACTTGACCCCAATGGGTGTATTCGGCCAATGACAAATTGTGGTAACCCATTCAAAACGGGGCTAGGAAAGTGCATGATTCAATTAACAGAGGATGAAATGAATACCGAATACTGATATAGGTATTTATTTTAGTATAAATTTATTTGTATTTCTTAAAGTTTTTCTTTTGTTGTAATAGTTGGTCCCTTTTCAGTGGGCTCCTTGTTCCATATAAATAAAATATAATGCAAAGATTTTATTTATATCAAACACAATTTAACCATATAAATAATGGCCCTTATATATAGTATAATCGATGCAAATTTTGACCGAAATAAATTCAGTTGCTGAATTCAAACAATATCTGGAAAACAACACAGGTATTATTATTATCAAATTCGGTGCCGAATGGTGTGGTCCCTGTAAAAAGATTGAAGGATTAGTCAAAACGTGGTTTGATCATATTATAAAAAACACAACGAATATACAACCATTTTTAATCGATGTGGACGAATGTTTAGACCTATATGCCTTTTTAAAAAGTAAAAAAATGGTAAATGGGATTCCCGTCATTTTGGCATATAAATCTGGAAATACTAATTATATACCCGATTCCGTTGTTATCGGTTCAAACCCGGCAGATATAAATACATTTTTTAAGGCATTGGTCCCAGTATAGTAATCATTAGTTATCGTCTGCGCGTTCTTCTCATTTTAAAACCCTTTCTATTATGTTTCGTCCTGTTTCCGCCTTCTTTGGTTTCCCCAGTTGATTCCGATTTAGGCGAAGATCCATTTTCTTCATTTATAGTAACATATGCTAAAACGATTGATGTGATGGCGATTAAACCAATTGTCGCAATAGGGACGCCCCATGCGCTAACCGATAGCAAATTATCCGAATTTAATACGGGTATTTGAGGAAGAGTTATTGTAGGTGGTTTTGGATAAGACGCCGGAGGCATAAGATTAGATAATGCAGTCGCCATTTATATTATATGAACACAATAAATATATTTGAATGGGCAAAAATTAACCAGATAGACCCTAAATATATTCAAGGTATAATATGTTATGTGATATCATATTATATATATTCAATATTTGAATATATTTTGTTCATTTTTCCAGTGAATGTGATTTGTATATAAAAAAACACATTGGTCATGTTTAAACTGGGCAAATGCTTCCATGTCATATCCGTAGAACCGTGCACGAATACGACTATTTGGTTTATTTAATACCGCGTTTAGATCACCGTCGGATTCGTAATACAAAATCTTTGTCCGGTCATAAATATGAGTCAACGAATGATTAATTGCATTAGTTAATGCTACCGGTCCAGTCAAACAGAGAATGTCATTGGTAGTCTTATATATTATATTATAAACGCAATTTAGAATTGTATTTAACAGTACGGGATGCCTTTTTTCATAAATTAAAATCCAATTATTGAAAATACCCGGGTTTTTTTCACGTGTAATAATACACGATTCGTCACCGACAATCAAATCGTCTAATGAACCAGTAATATTCGAATCTATATCCAAATAAATACCGCCATTTATATACAATACACAATACCGCCAAAAATCCGCCTTTGCCGCCCCCATAAGAAGATTGTTATAACATTCGTATATTTCATCCGAATAATTTTCTTTGATAAATGAATCCATTTCTGCATCATCGAACAATTTCATTTCATACGACGGATTGAGGCGTTGTATATTGTCACGCACTTTTTGAACATTGGGATGTAAATTCTTTGTCTTCCAGGTTTGATAGATTACTTTCGGAATAGGCATGTGTTTATATTATATTAATCTTTTTATTTTATATCCTTAAATATATTATTCGGCCAATTGTAATTTGTATTACGCGTTGGACAAGTAGTCTCTAATCTCCAGAATGATTTTATCCAATTTATCTGGGGTTAAACATTTGACAGGTTAGTCATTGGCTGAAAGGTATAATGTGAATAAAACAATATATAAATCTACTTACCAATAATATATCAAATGGGTGAACCCTGGTATTGTTATATATTGCGCAATAAATTGCCAGAATATAAAAATTGTACGTATAATGGTTCGACAAATAATCCATTTAGGCGACTAAGACAACATAATGAAGAAATTTCGGGAGGTGCCAAGGCGACCCACGGCAAAGGTGGGGCATGGGAAATATATGTTTTATTAACTGGATTTACGGATCACATCAATGCATTGTCATGTGAATGGCGTATCAAATGTCCAACTGGAAGACCCGGAAAACGCGCACCCAAACATAATGGAGTAATAAATCGCGTAAAATCTTTAAATGAAATCTTGGTATTAGATCAATGGACTAAACAGTGCACTGTAAAAAATGCGGATTGTTTTTTTCGACTTTTGATATGTGAAGATATGATGCCATATCTAGACATCGATAAAATACCCGCCAATATAGAGATAATACCCGTTCCGAAAATCATTCCAGAATATTTGGAGAATCTAGAATAGTACCGATCACAATTATTTGTATTGCATCTTTAAGTATCCGATTTATTATATGTTTAGACATTTACAACAATGCGTATTTTATATTTTGCCGTTAAATGAACCGTCTAAAGGTGTTCAACTAGATGTCTCATTGTCAACATTACTGATAAATCAATTGATAATCACGAAAAGTGTAGTAGTTCGTTCTAATTCAAATGTTCATTTGCGTATATAATGATACACGATGTCTAATATAAATTATACCTATTTAGATATAGTTTATATATTGGATATTAAATAAAATGGAGTAAATATATATATGTCGGCACATAATTCGCATAAGGCAAGTGCGTCGGAATTATCCCCATTGGATGTGTCTGATCCTACGAATTATATATTGGAATCGAAATTACCGGCAACCAGTTCAGATAAGGTAAAGTGTTATTTTTTCATTGGTAGATTGAATCCGCCGCATAGCGGTCATATTGCCGCACTTTCACAAATGGTTGAAATCGCAAACGCCGAGGGCTATATGCCAGTAATATTGTTGGGCGACGGTCCGGCAAAAGAACAAATGGAAAACCCGATATCCTTTGAATTAAAACGCGATATCCTACTATCAAAATTGCGAGGTGAATACGTTGTATTACAGAGAACAAATCAATTACATCAAGTCATGAGTTTTGTTAAAACCAGTATTGCTCGTCATTCCGGAGGTGCACTGCATTCCGTAAACATAATGCAGGTCGCCGGAAATAAAGAAGAAGATACTAAGAAATTGGATTATATGAAACCGATTTTGGCGGACGCAACAAAGGAATTGGTTGGTCCAGATATTGAGATTACTACTGGGACTATGGCAATCGATGCAGTCGAAGTAGGTGGCATGAAAATGTCAGCCACCATTGTCCGTTTAGACGCATGTGAAGAGTTCGTCGCAGGTGGTGACGGATCCCATTTTTTGGCAAAATATTCGGAATTTTATGGGGCTTTTACACCTCACGTTTATGCGGCAATTAGCGCAAAGGCCGCGGAATTGAGTCCTGCAAAATTGGCTAGATACATTGAAAAAGAACACAACAAATTATCGGGGCATGTTTCTGGACATAAACGTAAAAGGATAGCATCAAAAACGTCAAAATCAAAGGGAGGGAATCGCAATAAAACACGGAAATATAGGCGATATCTATCTTAATCACTAATCGTCAAACTCTGTATATCTAATGTACACTTCGAATATTTACACCGCGTTAGTCGTATCATATGACTCTGTATTTCGGATTTTGGTTAAGACAATTTTGTATTGGAGATCGAAGGTTAAATGATAAAAACATATACTAAATTCTAGACCAATATTCATTTAAAAACATACGGACGATATCGGGGCGTTCTTTTAACCATTGATTTCCCAATATTCCAAAATACATTTGTAAAACCGAACCTACTTCTATTGCCGAACGACCCAATCCAAATATATGTTTGCATATAATCGCACTATATCCGGCGCCATTTACCAAGGCAATATCATAGTGACTTTCCAAACAATCAAGACGTTTGTAAAATCGTTCCAATTCTTCGGTGAATGTATCGGAAGAGGAACCTGCGATAGTATCTGGCGGTGTAATAGTTAAAAATGAACATTCAGGAAACAAATCGATACCGTACATTTTTTCGCGTATCGGTATTTTATCTTGGTATAATTGTTCATTTGGTGTTACTAAGAGGATACGTTTCCCCCTTAGTGCCAATGTCCATGGTTGCGAGTAAATATAATGAAAAATGTCAAATGTATATGTCCAAAAAATGCGTTTATCATTATATGTATTTTCAATATAATCTTGAGCATTTTGATGGCTAGAACGATATAACCAACTTTTTTTGTCTAATCCGCCATATAGTTCGCAATCTTCAAATGCGGCAAAATATAATTGGGAATATTTCTTGGCATATAACGGACTCGTAATCAATATACCGGTTTCTTTTTTCATTTCGGATATCATATTTGGATTATTTAACACATTTAGTATATTTGCACGCGTGCCCGAATCTAGATTAGTTTGTATCATTCGTACATATGTGGCATATACTGTTTCGATTGATGAAATGCGCGGTATAATAAAGTGTTCTGATCTAGATAATTTGTTCGATATATAATTGCGCAAGACGGTATTGTCGTTCATAGTGACACGTTCATTCGGTGTCTCATGAAAATCGTTATAACCTATATATGCAGGTTTTATGTGTAAATAAGGAAACGGAACCACGTCTTTCTTGGTATAATTGCGTATATTTGATGAATGATAATGGAAAGTATTGATAGTAACAGGGTCATTAATAATGTCATATCCCAAGACAAAGAGAAGATATAGTAGTTTATTATCACATCCGGGTTTACCCAATTCAAATCGGAATTGTTTTTCAAACCGTTGTTTTATCGGAAAATTGGAGTGGAATATCCACGTATCTTGGGAATCGGATCTAGGTCCAAACAGTTTCGATTTTTTAATATCCAATGAATTGTATTCGTATCTTAGTAAAGCCAGCGTTTTTTGAGACAAATGAAGATCACTATATTTTATTCTAGATAGTGTTCCATTGAAAAAAATATCGGAATTTGCCAAGATATGATATCCCTTGATTCCTCGCGTGCGAACATATTCGAAAAAATCGGAATAACACAGACGTTTGTTAATAACCGTTTGTATAATTTTGGCGGATTTGACACCCAATTCGGATTCCGTGTAGAGACGTTCGCCAAGAAGATGAATATAGTCAATGATTGGGTTTAGGACATTTTGGCGCAAACATTCGCGTGTTTCACGTGCTCTATATGGATCCGAATGAATGAAATATTGCAAAAATAAATGTATATCGTCTTGACAAGGTTCATCTATTTTAGTTAATGGATCGGAAATATTGAAAATAAACATATGAAGTATTATATGTTTATTAATGTTCATTCGTTTTATATGGTATTTAACAATATTTGGAAAATATGGTATTAATTACCGGTTTAATAGTCAAACTCGATCATATCGAGTTGGATAGCGGTTCCATCCACAACAAATGCGGCAAAATATTCGCCCAAATACTTTTCAAAATATGATTTGTTGACAATATTGCGCAGACGAGAATCCCCTGTGGATGTATAAAACTTACAATAATTTATATAGCAGTCATAAAAAGAAACAATTCTACTAAGATCCTGTGTTTCCAATGTTTCGCGGTAATTGCGCATAGCTAACATGATATCATTACGTTTGTTCCATAGAATGCACTTAAACCCCTGTATGTATTTCTCGTTTTCAATAATTGTTCCTGGATAATAATAAGTAAGAATATCCAATATCTGTGATTCGTTTAGCAATAATTGGGGTTTATTGCACCAATCTTTAAATATCGAGGCCAATTCTTCCACTTCGAAGTCGTATTCCGATGCATCTTCCACCATGTTTTCGGTCCAGAATTGCATAAACTGTTGTATTGCCGGCAAATATTGACTCGTGAGACCATTGAAACACTCTTCCTCTGGTGAATAATGTGGGGATAATTGTTCAGTTAAACGTTGCTTTAATACGGGTTGAAACATAATCGCCGGTAAATTCGACCTTTTCAAAAAGTGTCGCCATAAATATTGCATGTTTTTCCAAGATATTTTGGTCGATGTAATATATCCCCCATGCGTATCTGGATCGTCCAATTTAGCTAAATAATCGGCAATAAAAAGTGCGACAATATTTTCACCGGAATGGTTCTTTAGGAAAAGGACACGATCGACAATGTCGGGATCATTGCACGAGTTGCGAATATAGTTATCAGACGAACCATATCGAGTCGAATAATGCGCTGCGACGCATAAAAGGTCAATTATGGATCTATCTATAATAGACCGCCAACAGTTTTCGTGTCGAATATTGTCATTTATTCTGACAATACGAGATATATCGTAATCATGTTCGTGATATTTGTGTTTTATTGTACCGATCAATCCATACCCTAAATATGCGACACATGTGGAATTCAAAAAATGAATAAAGGGTTTCGACTCGGTCGAAATAAAATGGACAAGTCCGGTCGGTTTCCTCCAAATATTATCACCCAATACCGCGAGAAAATATTTGGCCTCCGATTTGGTTTCGAAATAAAGTGGATATAATAGGTCTAATATGCCTTGGATAGTGGCCGATTCTGGTACATTTTTCAAAAGACTACGTTCCCTAATATGTTTCATGATGGTGGCGCGCGTTTTTTGTTTCCATGCCATTAGCGATTGGTCCTTGGTAATCGTGGTCAAAATATGGTGTAATATATCGTCCTCCTTTGATTCTATATAATGAACACCGTCATAAAGAAAAAATCGGTCTGTTGTAGAGACATAAAAATAACGATGTTTGTTCAAAAAGGTGTCTATAAATGACTCTTGTTCATTTGAAAGAGTTTCAGTGCGCTGCAATCGCAAATCGCGCGTTTTAGAAATATGATCCAACATAGAGGGTAATTGGTTCGTGATTAAGTGTTGAACTCTGGAGATCATATATGGATCTTCTCTGTATTTCTCGAATAGCGCCCCAACCGCCTCTTGGTATTTATCTGCCATATTTACGTCGGTCATGTTTCTAATACAAAATAATACGACAAACTTTATATTATTTTATATATTTATAAATCGCTCGAAAAATTACGCGTATATGTGAAAAATTGGTAAGGAATATCTTGGTGTTTCGATCTAAATATCGGGGTTTTATTTGTCTGTACATACGAATTCAAAGTGTCGGAAGGAAAGAAAACATCGCCACCGGAATCGCAATGAATGCGTGTCAGATGAATGATATTACAGTAATCCAAAAAAAGTCGATATATATCTGCGCCACCAATGACGAAAACCTTTTTACCCGTATGTTTTTGTATTTTTGTCACGGTAGAAATCGAATTTTCCATATTGGTAAAAAGAACGGAATCGTCGTGACATTCATATTTTGAAGGGGAACGTGAAATGACTATATGAATACGATTCTTGAGTGGGCCGGTGGGGAGACTATCAAACGTTTTGCGACCCATCACCAAAATATGATTGTTGGTTTTTTCTCTAAAATGGATTAAATCTTCTGGCAAATACCACGGTAAAATGCCGTTCTTTCCAATTGAATATAGACTATCACATGCGACAATAAGTTCGAAATTCATGTATTTATTTTATCATTGTCTCTATACTATTTTGATTCGTTTATTTTAGATTCGAATAAATGGAGTTCGCATAAGAGAACCCCCGTTCTATAATATTGGTAATTTTCCGCCGTTATGATTCCGCATACTAAAATAGAACGATTTACTATTTTTGTTCGGTTATAACAACTCGCCACCACCATCACCAAAATTAAAAATATACTATGATGTCTATATTTATCGCATTTATTTATCGAATTTATTTATCGCATTTATTTATTTATTGTACAGGTGTAAAGAATAAAATACAAGGATAGCAAAAGTAGCATGATATACAAGATAATAACGCGTAATAGGACGGTATCTGGAATCGGACCGATCGTGGACGATGATAAATCGTGCAACACCGTTGCTAAACCGAGTAAAGGACTAGGAAAATGATCGTCTAATTCGTAGTCATCATCTGTATCCGTAGACGCGTCAGTTAACTTTTTGGGATAGTCGCCGATTAACCCTGCCTGTTTTGCAAATTGATGTGCGCAAATCGCCTTTACGTCTCCCATAGTTAGGAGGACATTTTCGTATTCTTCGGCGGGGACAAACCGCAATTGGATGCTTTCGTTTTCGTCTGGTGCGCCGAATATTTTAGACGTCATTTTATCTTTGAGTTCAGCGGATATTTCGGTTTCCCAATAAAACAATTGGATTGTTTCGTCACAACCACCGGCACTTGGCATGATGGGTGTATTACCTAGAGGTATCAAACAATCTAAACTGGGGGGTTCGAGACCAGTCTCTTCGGTCACTTCCCTCATGGCGACACCATCAAAACGTGTTTCCGCATCCAACATGCCCGCGGGTATTTCATCCACTAGTTTCCCCATGGGAACTCTTAACTGTCTAGTCAAAATAACATAGGTTTTCCCCTCTATTTTTACACGTATATACACGGCTACTGCCGGTCCACGCAGAAATACAATTCCGGGTACAGATTGCTCCGTGCGTCGGTCTTTAGCCGAAACCTCCATATATAGAAACCCCAGTTTGTTAGGATCCGGGTTTCTAGGATTGCAAAACCACTTGACGCCATCGATACGAATACACGTGATATCGAGCACTGTTCGATCGAGTGATCTTACATATTGAATAAATTTGGGCGCTCTCGATATAAAAGTCATATTGAATTCAACGGATTCATTTTCCGTGTATACCAGAATATTGTCAAATAAGAATGATTCATATGCCATTATGCCTTTCTATTTTGCATAAAATTACAGGGTATATTTTAAAATCAATTTTATGTCTTTATTCATTTGTAAGAAAAATCCTTTACACTTTTTCGCATTGAAAATGCGCAAAAGCAACGTTACATTTTAACTCATTTACGCCGACTTCGTGGGCGCAAATGAGTTAAAATGTAAAAATCGTTACTGTTTTAGGTAAGGATTTTTATAGTAATATTTATTTATCGCGATTATATAGAAATGACACTGCGTATTTTGCCGGCATCTTCTTCTGGAAATAGATGAAAAATATCAATTATTGATGCCTTGAGATATTTTACCACTACGGCGGTGCTATTAAGAACATCTTCCGCGGATAATGCGGCAAACCATTGATATTTGGTTCGATCTAATATTTCTTCGGCCGGGATATAAATGCCGTATACATTCGGCGATATCTCTAAATATTCTTCACCCATCAAATCTTCCAAGAGAATCGGTTTCTGTTTCCGCGTTTTTACACCAATTAGTTCACCGCCCAATAATTTAATCTTGTCCTGTTTAATTTGATCGATTAACCATGTCGATGTTTGTCCCAAGAATTCGACTTCACTACTGAAATGGGGGTTCAGATTTCGATGTTTCAAATAATGGACCATTTCCTCGATGACCGGGTCGCGTTTATTACATCCCATGAAAAAACAATTAGGTGAAAAAAGCATACGGGCATCGGGTTTTGCCGTACACATGCTCCGATTAATATTCTCCGATACAAATGGACGTTTGGTTTTGACCGCTAAATCGTATAGCTCCTTTAGATTGCGTGAACATATAAATGAATTAGGCACAACCATACCGCCATATATATAAAGTAGTTGGGCCATGGCCACTTCACGGTAATGGGTCTTCATCGGTTCGGCAATCTGATTTAAGTTTATATCCCAATTTGGAATTAAATTGCTAAATGTTTCGTCGTCGATTAAACATACATTGAAATCTTGACCGCAATGATTAATAATGGTTTTTATGGTAAGGTGCAAATAGGGTTGGTTCAAATCGGTAGTTCCTCTGGACTGGAAACTTTTCCATTTACGGGCATTCAATTCGTATTTTGTATGTATCCATAACTTAGGGCGATTGTATCCATACAGTGGCGATTCATTTAATAAATATTTTTGTATCATTTCGTAATCGTTCGGTTTCGTGTCGAACTGTTGTTTAAAACGATTACCGAAATAACTGGCTAATATAATTAGTCCAAATGCGAATATATAATGGGAAACATCCGTTTTTTCGAACATGATTATTAGTTATATATATAAGTGTAAATAATTATTCATAGTCATGATATCATCTAAACAATAGGTTATTCTATATAATAGATCAAATATTGGATGTTATAAAGCGATTTGTTATATATGATATTTGATGTAAACATAATATTGTTACTCTTGCATATTTGTCTTATAATATTAGTAAATGAATTATAAGTTAATTTGCGAGTTAAATAGAATTGTTTGGATACGTGATAATACTCCAGTATTTTTTCGCAAAATTCGTCGTAAAAATGATGGTATAACATTTTTTTATAGGAATTGTGATCGACTAAATAATACTTTTCGTTTTTTACGCATATTTTTTCTAATAATTCATATAAAATGTCGACCGGTATGTTTTTCTTAAATATTTGGTTTAACATACAGACACTATTTAATATATTATGATAAATATAAATTAATATAATATAATGAAAATGAGATTTAAGGTTATAATTGCATTGTTTTTGGTAATATTAATTACAATATTGATATCTACAGATATTTTTATAACACGTGATGGATTCACTGTAAATGATGACGACGAATACGAAGATGAAGAATATGCCGGAATACCCATGATTATACATCAAACTGCACCCACCGACAAAACGAAATGGCCGAATGTTTGGTTTAAGTGTCAAAAAACATGGAAAACCCATTTTCCTGAACCTAAATATCACTATATTATGTGGACTGATCAAGATTTAGATAATTTAATAAAAATACATTTCCCCAATTTTTATAAAGTGTTTACTGGGTATAATAAAAAAATAAAACGAATCGATATAGCAAGATATTTTATATTATATAAATATGGTGGTATATACGCCGACATGGATTATGAGTGTTTTACTAACTTTTATAACGAGGTTCCTTCAGATATGGTAAGTATAAGTGAAAGTCCGTATAAGGAAAATGAACATTTACAAAATGCATTAATGATAAGTCCTGCGAAACATCCATTTTGGTTAAAGGTAATTGAAAAGGCAAAGGAACGGTTCGATACAACAAACGATGTATTGTATGAAACCGGGCCAGTTTTGATTACCGATACCTACAATGAAAATAAAAATATGGTGAATGTATTGCCTGTAGATAAATGGAATCCACATAAAAACGGACCTGTTTTTATGGGCGTTGATTTAATTACTCGACATCACGGAACTATTACGTGGTAAAGATAGTTATTTATTTCTTGGAAACGTTGAATTATTTTTATATAGGTGACCACGTGTTATAAACCTAAATACGATTATACCCATAATACCTGGTCGTCGCCCAATACGTCACAAAAAGATAAGTATAGTCGTCTTTCTTCTTCGATCGTCAAGGGTATATGGTCTTCATGTGGCAATAGCAACTTCTTTTTCCAACGTAACTGTCGTATTTTTTTGTTGGGGTCGCACTTTGTATTGCGTTTATCTTCGATCGATATTTGAAACCCTCCCTCCGCCCTATGTAAACGTTCGATTGCGGGTTCATTAATCGGTTTTATCGCATTATACCGATTCAATATATCTTGAATAGTATCGTTACTCAATTCTGATAGAAAAACATTGATTGGCATATTCGAATTTATTGACTATTATTTTGTGGCGCGACAAAATCAATTTTATGTATTACGAAAAACATTGACCATGAGTTCGCCAGTAAATATAGATAATTCGATAACATCTTCATGTGCATTATTAAAAATAGTAATATATTTACATAATAAAGGTGTTATTTTGTATTTTTCGTCTTCCGTTAACAGGTCGGTCTTCTTAACAAATGCGAAAAAGTAATCTAAAATATCAATTACGGAATATCCATAATCGTGTATATAGTACATGATGCGAATGGCGGCATTCAATTCCCCCGATTTCAAATGCCCAATATACTGTTCGAATTGATTAAAGGACAAATCAGAACACAAGTTTTTGCATAATTCTATGTTGACGGCAACCCCCAAAATGTGTATTTTTTCCAGTAAATTGATAATATTTCTTACGGAATAATTACTAAACCTCAAAATATATTGACGGGATTCTTGGTCGATTTCGATACCTTCTGTATCGATGATACGATTCATGATTTCTTCAATGTTTTCTTTTAGAGGCGGTTTAATTCGCAAAATATGAACCCGTGATTGTAGACTCTCAATCACCTTTTGCGTATTAGTACATACTGAAATAAAATGAACATTGTGTTTGTATTTATCAATGCAATTTCGAAACACTTGTTGGCTCTGTTGGTTAATCATGTCAATATCATCGATAATAATCATTTTTTTTTTACCGTATATACTGCAATGGGATTGAGAAAACGTCTTCATATCGTTGCGATAATAATTGATACCATGTTCTTTGAGATTATTAATTAGTAAAATATTGGATTCGGGGATAGGTTGTGTTTTAGTCAGACCATAATATTCGCGAATAATAGAATATAATAGGGTAGTTTTACCAGTACCGGGCATGCCCACGAAAAGAATATTGAGATCGTCCAGTTCGAACAGTGTTTTAAGAACACTTTTGAATTTCGGATCTGCGCAAAATTCGTTAATGTAATACGGTTTATATTTAGATATAAATGAATTACGTTGCATTTTATGAAATGGTGCGAAATGTTTATATTAATTGTTCTTTATAAAATATTTCGATAAGATATATGAATATTGTCCATTATTTAATAGAGAAATTTTTTCAAGAGGAAAAATGGAACACGATAATCATCATCTTATTATCATTGGTTATCACCCTTTTCCAGACAAACGGTATATCACTGGTTACTGCGAAAATAATAGGAGGTATACAATCGGGTGATATGTCATCGACACTAAAAAATTACAAATATTTCATTGGATTGTCCGTTATATTCTTGGGAGTATATTACCTTTATAAAACGGTTCAGAATCACATTTTAATGAAAATGACGCAATGGATAAAACACGAAATATTCAAAATTATTCTTACTATTAATAATGTGAATATGAGTCATGTCAATTTCATCGAATTTATTACACCTATTACGCGAATATCCGTTTCTTGTTATGTAATATTTTACGATGTGATATCAGTGATCATACCAACCGCCGCCTTTTTAATCGGCGTATTTTCCTATTTTGCCTATAAAAACGCAACGCTCGGTCTCTTTTTTATCTTAGGAAATGCCGCAATTACCGCATATATCCTATTTTTCTGGAATCGCATGTTAGAACATAAAAACAAGCACGAGGTCAAAATAAATGAGAATGAAAAATATATTGTCGACATTCTAAATAATATAGACAAGGTGATTTACCGTGGTCAAAACGAGAATGAAATCGAAATATTCCAAGAAAAGACAAATGAGGGCGTTGATATAGCAGAATCATTTATTGGGTATGTCACTACACATACTACTATCATAACTGTATTTGTCAACCTTCTCATATTTGTGGCAATCGGATATTTGATTAAATTACACATTAAGAAGAAAATCGACACTACAATTTTCATCACGTTTTTCACTATTCTCTTGCTTTATCGCGATCGTATTGTGGCAACGGTTCAAAATATTCCCGATTATTTGGAATTCATTGGAAGACTCGATTATATTATCCAAGAATTCAATCGTATGTTGGGGGATAAAAATATTGTGGATGAATTAGGCAAAGATAAGTATGACGGCCATACCATTCCATTTCATCATATAAAATATGAACACGTTTATTTTAAATACGACAAGACGGAGAAAATGATATTGAACGATTTCAATATTGATCTCGATTTACGTAATAAAATAATTGGTATTACAGGACTATCCGGAAAGGGTAAATCGTCATTTGTCAAATTAATGTTGCGTCTCTATGATTGTACCGATGGTAAAATCACTTTTGATGGTGTAAATATTAAGGAAATTGACCCAAACTATATTCGATCTAACGTAACCTATGTGAACCAGAATTCCAAATTATTCGATAAACGTATTATAGAAAATATCATGTACGGATGCAGTGATCCGGACAAATGCGATACTACATTGCGCGAAATATTGAAAAACGATAAAATCCAAGAATTATACAAAAATGTAAATATTGAAACGTCTTTAGCTGGAAATTTGGGAGAGAATTTGTCGGGCGGTCAGAGACAGGTAATCAATATTATTAGTGGACTAATTAATCCATCCAAGATATTGATATTAGATGAACCTACAAATGCCCTAGATGGCGATTTGAAACGGCAAATCTTGGGTCTACTCAATCATTATCGCAAATACAAACAGTGTATTATTATTATTACACATGATACCGATGTTCATTCATTATTTGATCAGACCATAAAAATATAAAGATATGTTATTATAAAGTATATTCATGTCGAAACAGGTATATATCTGCGGATGTGCCTATAATTGTGCGTCGTATATACCCCGGGTATTTGATAATATTATAAAAATTGGAGGTCAATTTGACGAATATCGGGTCATTGTCGCCTACGATCATTCCACTGATAAAACTCTAAGATATTTAGTGGAACAGAAAAAGAGACTTCTCAATAAGGGGGTCGAACTCATTATTCTAATTAATAATAATCCAAGATCGACTATTCGAACAGAGAATATATCCAATGCGCGAAATTCGATTCTAGATAAAATAGGGGAAATGAATGCGTCGTTGAATTGGCCCTATTTTGCTATGATTGATTTAGATAATGTTTCTATAGGCGATTTGGATATTTCGGTTCTACAACGGTCATTGAATCGGGACGATTGGGATGCCATATCATTTAATCGTCGCGATTATTACGATATTTGGGCACTCTCCTACGGCCCCTATATATATAATGGATGGTCATGGTCCACTGGACGTGCCGCTATAATAGACATATACAATAAAATAACGAACTTATTAAATTCGATGGATTCCGACGCCCTTTTGCCGTGTTATTCGGCCTTTAATGGGTTTGGTCTATATAGATGCGAAAAATGTCTGACTAGTCGTTATGATTGGCGGACACGCACATTTAATAAGGATATAATGAATCAAAACGGTAATCATTTGAATGCGAGTCCATTGAATCGTCCGGACGACTGTGAACATCGAAATTTTCATTTGGATGCGATACGTAAGGCGGGGGCCAGAATTCGCATTTCACCTGAATGTTTATTTACTTCTCCCATTAAATTATTTAATACATGATCAATTATCGGACAGAAAGGTATATCGCGAATATCTAGATATTTAATGACCAATCTCCAAATTATACTTATTTAGGCATAATTTAGATATTATATATTGGGAATAATTCAAATACTAGACATTATTCGATTTATTTCAATATAAACAGATATTGCAATAAATAAATATAATGCCCCAAGATAATTATGATATTTTAGGCGTTTCTAAAGATGCATCTTCTGGAGACATAAAAAAGGCATATCGATCCCTTTCCTTATTACATCATCCGGACAGAAACCCCGGAAACGAGGATGCCAAGGCAAAATTCCAAGAAATAAGTTCTGCGTATGAGATTTTGAGCGATCCGCAAAAACGGAAACAATATGACGCCGAACTCAATGGATTTCCTATGGCGGGGTTTACTCATATGGGTGGAGATGATGGAGATTTGAGTCATATATTTAATATGATGTTTGCGGGTATGCCCGGGATGTCGGGTATGCCTGGGATGCACGGCATGTCTAGTGGGGGGCCTAATATTCGCGTATTTCACGGGGGGCATCCGTTTGAAAATTTGTTTCAAAGTATACAAAAACCGCCCGCGATTGTTAAAAATATACAAATCACTTTAGAACAGGCATATACGGGATGCAATATCCCGATTGAAATTGATCGATGGACGTGCAATAATGAAGAAAATATTCGTTATAATGAATTGGAAACCATTTACTTGACGGTACCTGCAGGAATCGATGAAAATGAATGTATAGTATTGAGAGATCGGGGTAATGTCGTCAATGACCAGGTCAGAGGTGACATTAAGATCGGCATCAAGATTTTGAATGAGACCCTGTTTAAGCGCCAAGGCATGGATCTTTGTTATAAAAAGACGTTGTCTCTAAAAGAATCGCTATGTGGATTCACCTTTGAAATTGCACACTTAAACGGCAAGATGTTGTGTATGAATAATAACGTGAATCATACTATTATAAAACCCGGATTTAGAAAAACGATTCCCAATATGGGAATGTGTCGAGAAAATATGCGAGGTTCACTCATCATAGAATTCGACATACAATTTCCGGATGCCCTAACCCATCAACAAATACAAGAATTATCGACCATCTTGATATAGTATTCTGCATATGATGCGATTTTAGAATCATATCATATTTTGGCAATTATGTATTTATGCGGATATACGTTTGGTCGGAATGTTGACGTCGACCAAATAAATCGAGTTTTCGGTGGCAATGATATATTCGGTTCCGACCTTGTAAATCTTGGAAATGGGACTTGTATATTCTTCTTCACTCTTCACTAAGAGTTTTTCTTGGTTTTCTTTGACACCAATTAGAACTGTCTTGTCGAGTGAATTGGTCCAATAGTCCATCATGATTGGCTTGTCTTCGACGACTGAAAGTTTGCATGCATGTTGTAAAGTTGTATTTTCGGGAAGTCTGTATCCATTATGTGTATTGGTAGCACCACTCGTATTAGCGGTCGAACTTGAATTCGCGGTAGATGCAGGAGGAGACGAGGTGGGATTAGATGAGGGTTGTTTATTCATAATATAAATATAAATATAGAAATAGAATTACTTTAAATACTTATTAATAGAATAAATCAATAGATCGATTTACTAAAACGGCTAAATTTATTACGCAAAATATTTAGGATGTATATATATAAATGCCGCGTTCAAAATCTTACAATCGCCGTTCGATACCCGCTAATAAGACCATGAAAAATGTTGGATATGAATGTTGCGATGCTACTTATCGCGGTATCCACGATTGGTATCATGCCATGTTTGAGAAACTTGGGTGGATGATAATAGCTAAACGACATGGAATGATGGACAAAGTATCTACTTATAAAAATTCGTTAGATCGTCTAAAACAGACAATATTGAAAAAACACAAATTAACGGTCGATAAAGATAAAAAGACAGACTTGATGATTATGTTGGATAATTTAGAGATTCTTATAGCACATGCGGCAAAAGATCTATAAATTATTTTGAAATTTGACTATAGTAATCGGACGTAACAAAAACTGTTCTTTTTCGCAATTTAACCTTCTTTTCTTTGGGGGCATGTTGAGTATTTGTTACAGAGATTTGACTATATTCTGCGGACAATACTGATCGAATATATCGGAAAATAAACTGGAGAATCTCCTCAGAACAGTTGCCAACAATAAGACAACTGCCTGTTCGGAAAATCATAAATGACACCTCGGTATATTTTTTGTTTTCAATCAATTGGTTCAGTTTCATTGACTGGTCCGCCGGGCATATTTTTCCTCGTTGTTTTTCTGTATCAAACCCTATTTCATTGTTGAAATAGAATTTGCATTTAACCCCCGGATAACTACATGGATCATAGGCCGATTCGATTCCGTATTTCGGACTTCTTAGTAAAATGTGCAATTTTTCGCGGTTTATATAGAACCCGCAATTGAAATTTGAATTGATGAGAACACCATCCACACTTGCATTTTCTATAAATGCGGCGGATGTAGATAAATAGGGTTGGATTGTATCTAGAACAAATCGTTTTACTGTATCAAGTAGTTCGGCGTTTAGAATGCCGGGTATTTCGAGTTTACCCGTATTGAATACTTTGACGTGTATTTCTTTAAAACCGCCGTCGTATTCGAAACGTATAATCAGTGCAAAACAGTTATAAAATGCATTTTTTATTTTACCACGGCAATTCATGATATCCTTCTTGGATATACCTACGGTGATTTTTCGTTCATCTTTGAACTTTATGCGTCTTGCAGTGGGATTGTCTATTTGTTTGATAATATTTTCAGTATAATATGGTATATTTGATATTTTTTGAGTGTATAGATCAAACTCTTCACGCGTTTTGGAAACGATCTTGATTTGTTTCTTGACCACGCCGCTCTTAGGTCGCCAATACTCAACTATCGGGATATCCCAGAAAATATTATAAATGTCGATGCATTGATTCAAAAACAATACCTTGGTTTTTGTCGAAATGTAAAGGTCTTCACATACTGGCGCATCCAACTCTTCGGAGCCTGTACAGTATGGTTTCTCTTCAACGGGTTTATTATGTCCCGCAGTAGAAGAAGAATATTGTTTGCTACTTTCTTGTGACAATATCTGACTGACGTTTCCTGAATCCTGTTTTGATATGTATTGCATCCATTCGTCATCTATTGTATTCATTTTAAGTCAGTTATTTATTAAATCAATAAATTCTTTATATCATTTCAATTTTATTCTTATGTTATTCCGGTGGTCGATCTATATAAAATTGGCGAATGAGAGTTAACATTGGTCCTAATTCAATATTCGTATTGTGTAGAATATGAGGTATCATTTGTACAAATGCGAGTTTTGTATCATCGTCTAAATCGGTATTGCGTACAATGTAATTGAAATATAGTATCATGATTGTATTTATATCAATATTGAATTTTATACTTATATCATGAATATATTTCATCATTTCGACGTGATTATACCTAGAATGTTTAAACCGACTATTTATTTCGATAAGGACATCGACACTCATAATGGTTTTTTTCCATATAGGATCTTGAATACAGTCGTTTTCATCTATAGCATCATTTTTATACTCAATGCTAGGAGAAGACGTAAACGCACAATGATGTAATTGTATATAATTGATCATACTACGTATATCTGAATTGTACATATTTTGAATATCTTCTATTGCACTATTGGATAAAGTAATCTTCTCCTTTTCCAATATGTTCTGTATAAATACGCGAACTTTCTCTTTGGGTAATTGGTTGAATCGTACCAAGATAAATTCATTTTTAAGCAATTCGTCAATTTTACTGATATAATTACATATAAGACAAAATCGCACATTGTGAGAACACGTTTCCAATAAATACTTTAATGCCTGTTGTGCATTCTTGGTCATATAATCAATTTCGTCCAAAATGACAAACTTAAGACCCGTTTCGAATAAATTCATTGAACGGGCAAACTGATTAATTTGATTTCGTATAATATCGATTCCGCGTTCATCCGATGCATTCAAATGTATTACCGTACTCTTGTTTTTACGATTATATCGTATCTGATACTCATTTATAAGATTAATCACCGTTGTCGTTTTACCGGTTCCAGGTGGCCCGTAAAAAAGCAAATTGGGAAAATAATTTTTATCTATAATATTTTTAAATAATTGTCGGTTCAAATCATCCAATACAATATCTTTGAATTGGGATGGTCTATATTTTTCTACCCACGGCACACTTTTTTGAGGATCCATATAGGATAAGAAATGCATTATTTTATATACATTTATAATGATATACACATAAAGGAACCCATTTTACCGAAAAGATATTTAAAAAGAATTTAAATAGTTTATATGCGTATTTATAATAATGAAAAAAACACGTGTACGAAAGTGTCGCGAAACCGAACCCGACGCGACCGATAATATAATCTATATAGTAGAGGAAGAATCAAAGGGGGACGATGAAGACGGAAATGAAGTGGTCACCGATTCAGGAGACAAGTCATCATCCGAAATATTGACCAAAAAACGCGGCCGTAAACCCAAGGGTGGTAAGATTGTGACAAAAACAATGAACAACCAAAATTCGGCACACACCGTATCGAATGTCATATTACATTTAAAGTGTTCTACCCAGGATTTGAATGACTATAATACTCAAATGACAAAGAAAATTACCGATCCACTGACATATAATCCATCTGTCCCGCCGAATATAATGACCTATAATGTTGCCGATACTTCTGTTTTTTCTTCCTATAATGAGAGTGAATCATTTTCTCAGACGAATTATGCCTATATGGAAACCTTACCTAAGATATTACCAACCGCCATTGATTCGGCAACGATAAAAGATGGACATACTACAGAGCCCGAATCAGAGAAAAAGACATGCGAAGAAATCGAAGAATTGGATGACGATACAAATATAAAAGACATTCACAGTAAATTAAAGAAAATGAAAATTAACCTATATAAAAATACATTGAACGACAAGAAATCGGCGTGTTTTTGGTGTACCTATCCGTTTGATAATTTAGTATGTTATATACCGAAATACGAGATGGATGGTAATTTAGCGGGTTATGGATCATTTTGTCGACCGGAGTGCGCCGTTGCCTATTTAATGAAAGAAAATATTGACGATTCGACCAAGTTTGAACGTTATCATTTACTAAACCGCATCTATAGTAAAATATACAATTATAATAAAAATATTAAACCCGCCCCTAATCCATATTATCTGTTAGATAAATTTTACGGTAATTTATCAATACAAGAATACCGAAAATTATTAAAAACGGAACATATGTTATTAGTAATTGATAAACCTTTGACGCGTATATTGCCCGAATTACACGAAGATAATGAAGAATTTATTTTGAATATGTATCGTAATAAACCTCCCAATAGTAGTGTAAATACGACGGGCGTATACAAGGTAAAGAAACAGAGTGAGAAACCCGCAGGGCCAAGTAAGAATAGTATTATGCGTGATAATTTTGGACTGACAAATTACACATAGAGTGAAATGTGGTTACGATGATGTCGTCATGATTATATTCTTGGTCGCAAAGTAAAAGTATAAAGACATGTTATTGTATATGGTATATCATGTCTTTATACATAAATTCAGATAATCAAAAATTGCTATGGGACGTGATCTCAAAGTCGGTCGTATTTCGTGAATTGGTACCTGACAAAGAGGAATGGTTCAAATCGTTTATAGGTAGATTTTACAATGAACATTGTATAGGTGAAATCGACAAAACCGCACTAAAAGAATTGAATCGTTTAACCATTCAAACTATGCTGGATGACCTCGATTTAATTTCGAAATCCACTATTCCCGATATTCCTATACCAATTATAGCAAGTCCGGTTATTAACATTCCGGGTCGCGACTATAAAATCACTGAAACCTCGACAATTGAAACGATTCCAGTAAATATGGACGATTATCTAAATATGTACAAATTGAAACCGCCGCCTGAAATTAATTTTAGAGATACTGAAATAGATGGTCCAATATCCAATATGGATGAACTCATTAAAATACACGTTGCAGAACGTGATTTAGAATTAGCTAAATATTCCCCTCCCCCTCCCCCGCCTCCATCGACCACATCTTCTGAAAAAGAAATAAACGATATCGATCTAGAAACAAAAAAGGTCAGTTGGAATGATGTTATTATAGAACACAATACCGACATCCCAGTAATGAATCTGGAACGTTCAGATAGTGGCAATTTAGCGTAAATTAAAAAATAGAAAATCGGAAAATCGGGTAAATTTTATACATCTTCAACACAAAATTGTTTCAGACATTAAAGATTAAAAACTCGACCCGAATGCGCCACCGAGAACTGCATTTGCCGCCATAGGCCCGACATTATAATCACTGGTTTGTGGTGCGGCAGATCCGCGAATCATAGTATCGTATGTTTCACCGCCACCACCTTGTCTTGACGATACGACTGGTGCAGGAGGGAAAATATTGGATTGTGTATGTGAATTATCTAAATAATCCGCTTGACTAGGAGAGTGGTTCGATGTAGAATTGTCAATGTATCGCGAATTTTTCTTAGATGCCGGGACTCGGTTTCTCGAATCGGGTCCATTCCATAGATCACTTATACGATCTACCAAGATATTTACTTTAATGCCCAGTTTTGTTTGAACACTTAACACAATCACCAAAAACGCCAAAATAACCGAAGTTAGAGTTAAACTTTCGTATTTGTATCCACTGTAAGTTGGCACATAGGTTATTATGCGATGGATGACAATAATGCCACAAAACATGATTATCAATTGAATGAATATTTCGACTAAAAGTTCTAGAGAGGATTTATCGACGTCCGCCTCCGGAATAAATCGTTGCACTAATTTATTTAATATAACTACTGGAATAACGGCCAATCCGGCATATTGAACGACATTAAATATTTCCGCTTTTCCCTCATCTGTCATTGAAAAAACATGATTGAAAAATGTTTTTTTATGAACATCTTTTGTTTCCTGTAAAATATCCATTTATTTGCTATATATGCTTTATTTAGAAAATATATAAATATGGTTCGATATATAGTATAATGTATTCGGAAACCCAATATTTGGATTTAGCACGCCATATTATTCAGAATGGTGATTACGAAACGACGCGCAATGGACACACCTTTTCCATTTTCGGACATCAGATGCGGTTTTCACTTAGAGATGGGACGATCCCCTTCTTAACAACCAAGAAATTGGCATGGAAAACGTGTTTCCGAGAATTAATGTGGTTTATCCGCGGCGAAACCAATAATCACATATTAAATTCACAGGGGGTTCATATATGGGATGAAAATGTACCCCCAGAAAAAAAGGGCGATTTAGGACCAATTTATGGCCATCAATGGAGACATTTTGGTGCAAAATATATAGATTGCGATACGGATTATACGGGCAAGGGCATAGACCAATTGAAACACGTGATTGACCAACTAAATGATCCAGAAAAACGAAAATCGAGACGGTTGATCATATCGGCGTGGAATCCCGTACAATTGGATGAGATGGCATTGCCGCCGTGTCACGTATTGATGCAATTCAATATAAGACATGACACGCATTTGTCATGTTCATTGTACCAACGAAGTGGCGATGTCGGGTTAGGTGTACCATTTAATATTGCATCCTATTCTTTTTTGACACATATTTTAGCGAAACATTGTAATTTAATCGCCGATGAATTTATATATACTTTAGGAAATGCTCATATCTACCAAGAACACGTAGATGCTATTAATGAACAATTATTAAGACGCCCGCACCCATTTCCCAAGATAACAATACGTGAAAAACGTGAAAACATTGAGGATTATTGTATTGATGATATTGAATTTACAAGACCGTATATTTATCATGATACGATTAAAATGACAATGAAGCCATGAAAAGACCGCGAAAAGACGCGTTTGAAATAGCGAGTAAAATTCATTTATAATAATATAATGAGTTCAAACGCCGCCGCAAGAAAAAGAAGAACTGGTCCTATTCCAGATCCACAACCCGTCCAACGGTCTATGCAATCGACGCAAACGCCTCCCGCTAATACAGGATTAACGTTACAACAAGTCATTTCTATTCTCGATAAGCGTATTACGACCCTGGAAGGATCGTTTGAGGGTATTAAACAATACCCAGGTGCCGCCACAACCAACCCACAGGATCCAATCGCCAATCAGATGTCCCCCGCTAATGTACAGAGCTATTTAGACGAATTTGAAGGCCGTTTCGGCCTACTTGCCGATGAAATTGCCAATTTAAAAAACATTGTACTGTCGTTGCAAACCTATACTATGGATGTCAATAAGGTCCTCATGGAAGATCGCCTTCAATTTTCAAACAATTCCGCCATCGAGACTAGTCCATTAGCATCGGGTTCAACCGATCAACACGTAACTTTTCAATTAGAATCGGTCGCGACAGACAATTGAGATAATTTCCAATGCAGTAAAATATCTATAATCTATATTACAATCCTATATAACTATATAAAATTGTAATTATATATAGGGTAATGAATAATTTGAGTCAAGTGTCGTGTGCCAAACAAGATCTGGCAAATGACATAAAACGATTTCAAGAAGAATTTTATAAATCTGAACCAAAGTCAATACTTTTCAAAAACAAACAAAAGGATAAATGCAGTAATGCCGTTCTAGAAAAATATGAATTGGATATATTAACAGAAAGGTCAATTTATGTAATTGAAAGTACCAAAAGTATTTTTGTCGATTATTCGATATTAAAACTATACATAAATGATACTATATTACAAGAGATAGTGGATCATACGGTAGATAAAATTATATTTTGTATGTCTAATTACACCGATTATGAAGTTCATTTAGATCTGAGTGGGTTTACTATATCTGCACTCAATCGATATAAAAATTTAATATATTCATGTTATGCCATGTTTCGCACGGCATCTCAACGTACCGGAATTGATTTTGAACGTCTCTTGATTCGCATGTGTATTTATAATACACCTTCATTTGTACAATCCATCAAGGCCATTTTTGCGAGTGTTTTTTCCCCCCTATTAAATGGAAAAATGATATATTACGATAAAATAGAATCGGGGGTTTATATTCGACAATTGTTTGACACTAATTTAGACATGTTAGAAAACAGGGCGGCAACATAAAATTGAATGAATCAAATTATATATTAATAATAATTATTATATAATGGCTCCGTTTAAGTGTTCCTATTGTCACGGAAACGATCATTTGATACATCAATGTCGAGATAGTTCGATAGTCGACCTTCATCGCAAGACCATTGAAATTGCGGCGGTCGCCTATTATTGTTATAGGCCCAATATTTACTTGCCATTTGTCTTTAGAACATATAGTGTGGCACAATTGCGCGTTCTTGGATATCCATATAATCTTCGCATGCCCGCTAAACCGTCGATAATTAACCACGACATATTTATACGAGATATTGCAGATTGCTATTTTCGCACGGCCGAATATAATTGTCAAATCATTATTAGGACAGTAACTGATGAACGTCTGGATGAATTGGTGACACAATTACGCGGATGTTTATCGGTGGTATTTCCAGAATTGGCAACAAATTACGAATATGTGGAACTCTGTTTAAAAATTCATCTATCACAATTGCGCCCCCCTATCGAGAGACGTCACCATATTACGCCTATTCTCAATGAAAATGTTGGTGGGTCCGGCGATATCGAGTGTGCTATATGCCAGTGCGACAATAGTCGGGGCGATATGTTGAAATATGAATGTGGACATCTATTTTGTCAACCATGCGTATTAAAATATTTCGAAACATTAGGTCAACATAATATACCACGTTGTGCTCTGTGTCGGGCAAACATTACGAGTGTCGAGACCATCGAGTTGGCGATAATTCAACCATTTATTGAAAAGCATTGTATAGACTCGGCATTGACAGTCATACCCAAAACAACCGGCGAGGATTTTATAAATGAAATAATTGTATTACCGGATCTCGATGTATTGACTGAACCAAATTTAGCTAATAGACAAAGGCCCATCGTCTCCTTTTTACGATATATATTATTTCGACCCTTTATATGTCTATGAAGTGACCATATCCCGCGATCCACACTATTACGACAATACACCTTTAGCTACATTTATTTTCTATTTTACACCTTTGCACATATTCAATGATGAATCATGTAAAATTGATTTATTTATACACAAGTATATAAACTCAACGCGCCTTATCTAACAAAATGAATATTTCCATTACAAATCCACAGAAATCCGAATGTTTCGCGGCCTTATTTCAACACATTAAATTGTTGACGGATCAAATTAATATCGCATTTGATCGTGAAAAAATGTATGTGCAATCGATGGACACGAGTAGAGTGTCTATTTTCGAGATTACTATTCCTAACACGTGGTTCGATGAATATACATTGACGGGTCCACCATCGGTCACCATCGGTATTAGTTCATCCCTCTTGTTCAAGATTCTTAACGTCCGCGATAAAGTACAGACGACGAATTTGTCGTATTCATCGCTAGACGAATCCGATAAACTCTTTGTGGATTTCACCAGCGACGTAAAAAGTATATTCGACAAACACTTTGAAATTCCACTAATTGATCTAGAAAGCGAGGTCATGACCGTCCCCGATTTTGACTATACCGCCGAATTAGCGATTCCGTCGCCCTATTTTGCAAGTATTATTGGCCAATTGAAACTCTTTGGCGACACATTAGAAGTGCAGTGTAGTGAAACGACGATTAATCTGGCATCGACCACAGTCGAGAGTGGCAAAATGTCGGTGGAGATTGGCATCGATGATTTAGTCGAGTTTTCCATCGAAGAAGACGCGGCACTGAATCTGTCTTTCAGTCTCACCTATTTAAACATTATTTGTCTGTATAATAAACTCGCCAGAAATATTGAGATAAAATTCTCGAACAATTATCCGTTGCGTATCGATTACGACGTAGGTGAAGGCGCGGGAATCAAATTCTATTTAGCACCGAAAATGGAGGACTAGAATAAATCGATAGAACATCCTCGTATTATTTTGTATTATAGATTCATGCCATAAATTATACATAATGAATTATATCGTTCATTTTTTCATTTTTGTGACCGTCTTATTTTTGTATATTCATATTGTTGATCAATATAAAAAGAGTGAAGATTTAGAGATTTACGAGGCCGATTATTACGATAATACGCAATTCCAAGAAATATGCCATATAAGACAACCCTTTTTATTCGATTTTAGAAAAATAACACCAAGTATCTTGGAAGATATTCATATAATAAAATTGGCCAAAAAAACATCGGAAGATGTAAATGTATATGATATTCAAGATTATTGGAAATCGGATAAATCCGTAGAGGCAGTTTCATTTCCCATGGAAACCACCCGACATCTACTCGAATCCGATGCATCATCTCGATATTTTAGTGAATCGAACTTCCACTATTTAGCAGATTGCGGGTTAGAAGACAGTGCAGCCACACTAGATCATCTTTTTCGACCACCCATGACGGTCCATTCAATCCGTGATTTAACATTCGGATCGGAAGGTGCATACACACCATTGCGATATCATACAGATAATTGTCATCTCATTTTTGTTACGGCCGGGAAACTCCGAGTAAAAATGACACCTTGGAAAAATAGTAAGTATTTATTTCCGATCCAAGATTATGAAAAAGGGGAATATAAATCCCCATTAGATCCGTGGAGCCCCCAAGAAAAATACAAGATTGAAATGGAAAAACTGAAATTCTTGGATTTTGACGTTTATCCCGGATACACATTGTATGTCCCCGCCTATTGGTGGTTTAGTCTACGATACTCAAGTATGGATACTACAAACGATGAACTTTGTACAACAATGACGTGTGTCTACAGTACCATATTTAATCGTATTGCCCATTTACCTGATATTTTTCATAGTATAATACAAAAACAATGGGTCAACGAAACGACAATTAAAGATGTTTCCATGAAAAAAATAGTGGTTCCTGTCCACCCACCATCACCGCCACCGCCACTAGAAGATAAATCCGCAACAGATTTATCATCTCCGGCCATGTAATGTTTGGAGATTATAGATTGAATGGTGGTGGACCTCGTCGATTTCATATAATATACTTTAACCTTTCAATTGCCGATTTATATCATAATTATACGATAATTAGAAAATTAGATAGATCGTATAATACATAATAATATGTATATATGTATATGTCTAAAACATCACGTAAACAAACAAAGATAACGACGCCAATAGATGATTCAATTGAAATCATAAAAGAAGTATTTGATATTCCTAAATATGGGAATATTGAATACTATAATTCTCAAGGGAATAGGTATAGTAGTACTATAACAATATCTACCCTAGATGGCGATGATTGTGTAAGGTTTTCTCTAAACAACGGTCGAGGGAATGGGTTTATTGAAGTCCTCAAAATCCTCGCGTGCAATCTTGGTGGAAATGTGATTTTAGATATGTTGGAAACCGTGGCTCGTCGTCTCAAGTTGATGTATGTAATCATCGGACAAGACGCCAGTTATATTGCGATGAAAAAATGTCGGTCGGAGGATATTAAGATAGATTTGGCTAGATTGTGTATATTGTCCACCGGCGAATCTTGGTATAATCGCCGCGGTTATAAACAGGTTTCCAAAGAATATGAAATATCAGCGGATACTATATTTGACGATACATCTTTGTATGATGATGAAAAACAGCACAATCTGTCTATAATTAGGGAGGAACAAATCGATACTTTTCTGAGTTACAGACGAATAGACCCAACGATTCAGATTGCATTACCATTCAAGGGTCAAACCGTTCAGGCCTATTTTACAAAAATACACAAGATTATGAAGCAGGGAAAATACAACTGTTCTATAGCAAGAGCAATTGGCTATACAATTGATTCTTTGGACTTTAATCGTGATTTCCGGTATTCAAACTATACTTTAGTCAAACACATCGAAGCTAAAAAGACGCCTTCACCAAGAGATCCTGTGCCATCTGCGGCATATAGTATAGCACTTGGTATTACCGGAGAAGAAGAGGAGGATGAAGAAGAATATGAGGATGATTATGAGGATGAAGAAGAAGAAAAAGAAGAAAAAGATGAAGAAGATGACGATGACTGGGACTACGACGAAGAAGAACCACACTATTCGGAAGAGATGGCTAAAAAAGTGAAAATCATCAAAGATGTATTCAAAACGTCTAAAATGGAAATAGTAGACAGCAGTGAGGCCGGGCACGTAAAACTACTATTTACTATATTCTCGACAAAAAGGGGTAAATGTGCCCGGTTTGAAATCGATTTCGAAAATGACCTCATCGATATTTTCAATGTATATGCATGCGATATGGGCGGAACAAAGGTATTGCAAAAATTGGAAATCTTAGCTCGACGACTCAAAATAAAATATTTAATTATTGGACAAGACGACAGTCATATTCGTGTAAACTGTAACCCGCCCGGCTCTGGCAAAGTAGAAATCGATTTAGCAATGATTAGTATATTAACAACCGGCGAATCTTGGTATAATCGACACGGATATAAACAAAATTATGAATCTACATTTCTACGACGAATGAATCGACTTGCGGAAACTACATTGTATGAAGAACAAACGGCACATAATCGTCGCACGATTGAAACGAAATCAGTCGAATCATTTATCCTTAATAATATTATCGTCATGGGTTTAACTACGCGTATCGAAAGTGTATTGGAATACGGACAGCATACCGTGAAGTCATACTTTACTATCATCCATGATAAAATGAAAAAGGGGGAATATAATTGCAAACAGCTAAAAATAATTGCCAAAACATTGAAAGACATTAAAAATGGGAATCCATTTGAACCGCCTATTAAATATGAGCAGTTCGGCTTAGTTAAACGGATTACACCTCGAGTTCATGTATGGAGAGAAACGCGACCAAGTCGCGCATATAGTATATCACTTGGTTCTCCAACGAAGGAAGTGCAACCAGTCAAATCACTCAGTCCAACCTATTTGAAGGGACCTCCTCCTTCCCCTGGAAAAATAGCGACCTGGCAGAAAACCCTCCGCGGAGGGATTCAAAGTTACATAAAAAAGGGTGGAACAAAACGCAGAACCAGAAAAAATATTTAATATCCTACCTCCCGGCAAATTTTCGCCGAGAATTTACTCCCTTGAATATTTAGGGCAACGCCTATTTTACACCCTTGAAGATTTAAAATGGGACAAATCCCACTAAAAATCAAAAAGGTTTGCATTTCACAGAGTGTGTAAATTTTGGGTTTACCGGTTCGTCTAAACCACTTGATATTTTTTTAAATAATAATATATATGAAAGTAATTCCTTTAGGATTACAATGTAGTGTTCCTGAAGGAATTAAAAGAGCAAATTTACGCGAATATAGTTATCCTTTTGATTGGTTATGGTGTCCGAGTAAAACAAGCTATAATATATTAAGTATTCTAATAAATGAAGGTATTGAAAAGGCATTAGAATATATGACAACTGGATACACATATTACAGATATCTTGGTAATGAACACTATGTATCTGTTGATAATATTACAGAATGTCAAATGAATAAGAATACCGGATTAGGAAATACGCATTTTACAATCAATAATGAGTACAAACATAAATTAAAAATAAGATTAGAAAGATTATTGAGAGATATAATATCACATGAAAATATATTATTTGTATACGCTGATGCCGCAAATTCTTATTTGAATTATCATTTAGATGAAATTGAATATGGGGTAGATGCTACAGATTGGTTGTTAAAAATATATGAATTAATTTATCCAATTAATAATAATATTAAAATTGTTTATTTTTGTTGGAATGAAAGAAAAAGGGAAAATAATATGATTGAATATATTCCTTACGATTTCAAAGAAAATTGGGGTCAAGTGAGTGAATTAATAAAAACATATTTAATTAATTTTGATGGGCGGTTTAAATGAGAAAAAGGTGTAATATTTACAATAATTATCCTACTCCTTTATCCAAATGTATATACTAATATTGACATACGGGCAGTTGATCCGCCCTACACATAGGACAACGTGTAATTTGATATGTATTACACGATCGAATACATGTTAAACAAAACATATGACTGCACTGATAATGTACAGTCTCGGCGGTTCCACTACATACACCGCACTCCATTGTGGGAAAATTTCTAGTTGACTCCGCGGTTTCGTTATTTTGTGTAAGTGTATCTAGTGTATTCTTATGTCTTATATAAAACGCGGCATTTTCGCTATATCTTTGAAAAACAGTTCTCGTATCATTATTATATTCTACGGCGGCGGCGCGTTCTCCGTCGGGTTGGCCCGCCTCGACTAATTCGAAATCACCCAAGACTATATCTAAATCGTGTGCAATATTAATTTTCATTCTCGCAAAGAAGTCACGTTGTGGTATGTTTGTGCGCGATGTATATTTTACCGTATATGTAGTATACACCATTTTGAAAGAATATTCACCGTACATCTATTATAGTATGTTCTATTTGTTACATTATAATACTTTCTAAAATTCGAATCAATTTTATGGAATATTTCGCGACTTTATTGACGCATCCTGTTCATCGGGGTCGTATTGGTATAGTTCATAAAATGCGTCTTCCAAATCCGGTTCAAACACGACTTTCTTAGTCGAATGATCGCATATCCCACCATATTGATCAATGCGTCTCTTCCAAATCGGCGAAAAGGAGGCATAATATATCCACTGTAGATTGTATTTTTCTTGGATGGTGGTTCCATCGGAATTGTAATTCAATGGCCTGGATTGTCCGATGTGATATTCGATCTTTATATTTCTTATTGGTGTCAGATGGCACACATTTTCCAAGACGCGTCTAGAATCATATTTTCCAGGCGCGACCGTGGCGTATTTAGCAACTTCTCCTCGATCCGCGTGGATATATATTCGCCGGTTCGACTTTGTCAGCGGTACATATTGATAAGAGGGGGGGCCTTCTATTACAATACGACATGCCTTGACAGAAGAGGGTGAAAAGGTATATTCGCGGCGACAGAGATTAAGTATGATAGTCGCGACTGCATCCTCTGCCGAATTATTTTCGCGAAAATGGGCCTTCCATTCGGTCCCGATTTTATAGAGAAAAGAGCCTAAATGTTCGCCGCGATCATGTTCTTGGAAATAATCTTCATATAGAATCGTAAGCAGGTGAACCGTATCGTTCTCGAAACCCGAGTAATAGAGTTCATAGGCCCAGAAAAGTGCATCGTCGCACCGTTTTCCAAGGATGGCCATGATAAGGGAATCCTCCACCTCGCGACGGATATATAAATATCGCGTAAATACGACGGGACTAACCTGATCGACTTCTTCGACCTTAAAATAAACGTTTTCGTGTGTCATTTTGTTAAGTGTGTTTTGTGTATATGTCATGTATAATAGAAAAGTATTTCAATTTTATATGACACGTTGGAAATATTTTTAGAATTCATTTCACAATATTTATGTAAACAAATTAGTTACTTATATACTGATAACATACCTCTATATTGTGGCATGTTATGTAAACCTGCCGGATATCGTCCGGTTAGTATGGAATGTTGTCTATTGTTTAATTGCATACGTAATGCAAAAATACGTTCTCTTTCTTTGTATACTTTTCGCCAATGTTTCTGGAATAAACGCAACCAATGGGTTTTCAATATGCATTGATGCATTCCATTCGGTAAAATATCTAATTTAATGATTTCAATATTTCTTTTTGCGATACCTAATAACCCGCTATACACATATAAATATTTCAACACGTGTTTGAAATGGAATTTGAAAAAAATGCCGACGCTTATCGGCATCGACATCAAATGAACACCTTCATATAAATAATATGAACTGATATAGTATTTGTCGGTTATTTTGTCGTTTTCAATAAATGTGTGGTCCATACCGTATATAGTCTCATAAATATCTGAATCATAATCACTTTCTTCGTCCGTCATAGGGTCTTCGTTATCACTACTTTCAGATTCGGTTTCGTTTATATCATACAATAATTCTTCGTCTTCTTCCAAACTTGAATCACTAAAACTATCTCCAACACTATCGCTGTTCGATTCATAATATTCCATTATACATTGTTATGTAGTATAACGGGATCATTTTATATAGTTATTATACAGTTATCTGATTACTCTAATAATGACACTATAGTCTCATAAAGGAGATTCAAATATATAAACTTTGCGTGGTTGCAATATATTTCAATATATGCTCATCTACTGATGACACTTTTTGCAACATCTCCATATTGCCAATTCGTTCTGCAATGACGACAAGTTCTTTGGAAATTGCACTTATTTTTATTAGGGATTTTGCATAGTCGCCGATAGATATTTCCTTCTCTTCTAGGCGAGTCTGTATAAACGCCTTGCATGAAACCTCGGTTTCACAATCGCACCATTCAACCGTTGCATCCACAATATCCCACATTGGTCTAGGTCTTGTTTTCGTAATGGCTCGTTCTGACTCGATAGTTTCATAAGTATCATATAATGAATCAATATATGTCAACTCGATCTTTAAAAAGGGGTCATCGGTCACAGGAATCGAATGGCGAAGATAGTCGGGAACTTTGACATCAGTAAATATAGACAATAGACCAACCAATTGTTTAATGGAATAATCTTGGAATCCATTTGTTTTCTCAACCAGATTTGACATGATGAGTGAATCAACCTCTGCAATATTGACCGCCAACGCACCCAAATCGGTCAATTCTATATCTTCTTCATCGGAACGTTTAATAAATCCACGATGTGTCAATATATCTGCCATTACGAATATACTTGCCTCAATGTATTCCTCTTGGTGAATACGCATCTTCATTTGATCTACATAGGTATTATAGGCGCGATTATATCCAGATACATATTGGATATCCTGTTGAAATGAACAATACGTTTCTTCGATGTTCCGGAGTTTACGATCAATCTCTTTGCGTTTTTTATTGACCGCCGTTTTTAGGGATTCTTGTAATTCGATATATTCGTCACATACTTCTTTAGGCGTTTTGATGGTTTGCACGATTTCCCGTTTTTTGTCGAGATCTTTCTTGGCGGCGTCTTCGCATTCACGAAGATGCGAAACAAGTTTGGCTAATTCCGTAGTAATCATACTCTTTTTTGCAAACTCGACAACGGCATTGACCCCCCCCTTCAAAGATCCTCCGGCATTCTTTACGACATTTAGCAAAAGTTGATAGGATGTACGAAATTTCGAAACCAATGCCTGCGGTTTCCCCTTCAACATAACACGATAGTCGTTTACAGTTGGCAGTTTAAATAGATTGGAGCAGTGAACGACATAACCTACGGTGTCGATACCTCGTCTACCCGCACGTCCCGCCATTTGAATATATTCATGAGAATGCAATAACCGCGCATCATTGCCGTCGAATTTAGTAAGGCCTGTCATCACGGCGGTTTTAATAGGGCAGTCTAGACCAATCGCAAAAGATTCGGTCGCAAAGAGAAGTTTGATGACTTTCTTAGATATCATAAGTTCAACTATTTCACGCAATATAGGGATCATACCGGAATGATGAATACCAATACCTTTTTCTAATAGGGCAATCAGTTGAATATATTCAGGAAGTGCTAAATATTCGCGATAGTTTGGCAATTTGCGAATGTAGGATTCACATTCTCGTGAAATAGTATACGGCACTTTACTGTCGTCTTCCAATAATGGGACTGTGATTTCATGGGCACATTGTTCGACATGTTTGCGAGAAAACACAAATGCGATGGCGGGCAACATCTCTCGATCTCGCAAAAAAAGGGCTAAATTATTGAGAATATGTTTACGTTTCATATACACCTGTTTATTTTCGAATAGATCGCGCATCTTCTTGATTTTGTGATACCCTGCATCTTGGAAATCACCGCGTTCATTCTGCAATAGAATCAAATTATTGGTTGTATCACGAATCTCCTTTTTTAATGCGTCGTCTTTCACTCCCTTAAAAATACTCTCACCTACAGTGAGATACCCGTAATGATTTAGGGGGACAACCCGTTTCTCTGTCGAGGCCAAGTAGACCTGTTTATCGTATCCGCGTTCGCACCACTCGGCGAATCGTTGTGGCGAGTCAATCGTGGCCGATAACATCACCATTTGTACATGCGGCGGCAATAAAAGAATCGTCTTCTCCCATACATGACCGCGTTCATTATCATTGATATAGTGTATTTCGTCGAAGACAACACATCCCAATTCCTCGGCAATATCGATATTAAATTGAATAAGTGAGGATTCTCGGCCCTCTTCATGACCATGAAAAAGATAGTTCATGAGAATTTCTGTCGTCATAATAATGACGTCGGCCTCCGGATTTGTCTTGATGTCGCCAGTCATCAGACCGAATGAGATGTCAGGATATTTTTCAGTAAAATCGTGGTATTTTTGATTCGATAGGGCTTTGATAGGAGATGTGTATATGACCTTTTTTCCAAGACGATGAAAATGGTTTATCGCGAATTCGGCAGGCAATGTTTTACCTGATCCAGTATGTGCGGTAACGAGTGTATGTTGACCATCGACAATAGCCTGTATGGCGTATTTCTGAAAATCACTAAGAGGATAGGAATAATAATCGAAATATTCTTGATATTGTGAATTATCTGGATAAGGTGTATTGCAAATTACGACCATGGTTTATTATAAACGATTCAGAGGTTATATAATATAACGAGTTGACTTTATCCTCTTTTATTTATTCTTTTCTTGGTCCATATGCAATAATACGTCGGTGATTTTTATTCATCCCATTCAATAACATACATTGTGCATCGCGAAGTGTCCCGCCATTTTTGTTTGATAATTTCGTCTTCAATGACATCTTTTCGAAACCGTTTCAAATACCATTTCGCCCTCGGTCCCGCCTTGATTATAATATTCGGTTTGTCTGCCATTTTATGCGCCAGTTCCAATACCATCTCAAATGTATATGATTTATTAATGCCTGAGCGGCCAACGCAACCCTCTCGGTTTATGGGATCGATATTGTCATTGTTATATCCAACATCGACACCAACCCTTTTTTCAATTGTTTTTATATATTCCATTGATTATGTTAGAAAGGCGTTTGTATTGTGCAATCGGTTATTTGAAAAAAGTATTTCAATTTTATTTGTCATTGGTCGTCAAATCCTATTTATTTAGGTAGAATTTAGAGATTAATCTGCCGGTATACTATATACTTTAGTCATTTTATGTATTACAATGAAACCGATAAAATACATGGCGTTATCGACGGAGTACAATATGGACAAAATGCCCGTGTGGACCAATTAAATCATCGTATCCAAGAAAGACAATTACCCGATGCACCAATAAGACCCCAATATGACATTCGTCCCGTCCAGACAAAATATGCCCTATTTCCAATTGTGGATCGTCGCACACCCGCACATGAACCACTTATTACCCAGTCGTATTTAGAAAACCCAATAGAATACAATTTCTGTCCCAATTTACGTCGGGGTACGGTCGAATATTTTGTCCAGAATGTCGACAATGAATCCCGCCTACGTAACCAATTTTTTGCCATTCAAAAAGGGGCCGATCAAAACGTTTACGTACCGTCGTCTAAGAGTGATCTATATAAGGTAGATGTATATGGTCGCCAAGAATCCCAACCTTTCCCCACTATTGCCGAAAATTACCGCTGGGATCATATACCCAGACCAAATATCAGTGGGGACGGGATAGGAAGTGATATTTTTAATAATTGCACGCGAACACAACTAAGAAATACCGTAACCATGTAATACTAAAATCTATATTTATCATATATAGATGGTAAATATAAACACGACAATAAACCCAAATACATTATGGTTTGGTATATTATGTATTCTTGGTGCTTTACTCATATTCATAGGTATAAGACGTCGGTTATCGACAGACGCATACAGTGAGGGGTTTAGTCAAGACGTACCGTTTATTATAAAAACCGACCAAGAAATATACGACGATTTTTACGTGGAATTATACGACAAAATTAATCAACCGGAGAAACAATCGCAATATATTATTGATCGCGTGGTCAAAATGACGGCACCGTCCAAAGACAAGAGTGTTTTCTTGGACGTGGGTTCAGGGACGGGTTATTTAATGAACGGCCTAGAGGAATCGGGATATAACGTCTATGGTATCGACTATTCACCGAGTATGATAAATTACGCGATGAATAAATACCCGCATCTCACCATTAAAGAGGGTAATGTCAAAATACCTATGACCTATGATCGTAACACCTTTTCCCATATCTTATGTACGAATATGACTATCTATCATATCCAAGATAAACGCGAATTTTTCCGAAATTGTTATTATTGGTTGAAACCGAATGGATATTTGATATTACATTTAGTCGATCGCGACCGGTTCGATCCTATTGTACCTGGCGGTAAACCACCGTTTATTGAGTCGCCACAAAAATATGCAAATACTCGTATTACAGACACTGTGATTGATTTCCTCGATTTTCAATACAAGGCCTCCTATTTATTTGGTAGTGAAAACAATATTGTTTATTTCAAAGAAACGATGACGGATGGCGCAACAAATAATGTTCGATGTAATGAATTGTCACTTTATATGGAAAATTACGGCGATATTTTATATATGGCGTCGCGTAGCGGATTTATTGTTCATGGACAAGTGAATCTCACCGAATGCGTTGGAGACCAATATCAATATATTTTTATATTGGAGAGGACACTGTAATTCTATGGTTCGTCTTCATTTCGCGAGGCGAAATAGGTGTATATGTCACATTTCAATCCATCCCCAAAGTATTTGGTAGGAACAATCACGCCATTTTTGTCTTTGGTAATGTCGCGCGTGGGCTCATAATTATGGTCTACTAATATTTTCCATCTTTCTTGGTAAAATCGGTTTTTTTTGGATCCATGATAATAATGACGTATAACGCCGGGTACGTATCCAAATCTTAGCGTTTTCACTTTTTCCTGGTAAAGAAGGACTGTGTTTTTATAGTCGTCGCTATTTTCCGGATTTAGGACATTGTGGCCATTTCCCAATAAACAATGCATCATGATATTGTCTCCTGAACCCAATATACCTAATTCGTATAATCCTCCCATTTTTTCGTATGCTTTTCTCGTAATGGCCCATGCATAACCAGGATGCCAATGATTCAATCCCGTTCCATACTGGTTTTGTTTAATAAACTGATAACCCGCACTAGTGTGTATTTTCATAATCTGTTTATATTTGTCTAAATCTAAACATTGGCTAAATAATTGGACAATGTCTTTAGTTCCATTTAACACTTTTAGGGTATCTTTTGCCCATGATTGATTTTCGAATTCTAAATCTGCATCGATCCATGCCATCGCTTTCCAAGATTTAGGCAATAATTGTTTGACGCCTAAATTAATCATGTTTTCTTTGTGCCACAGAGGTGTATCCGTCCGTAATTGTAAGTGTTTCTTGTTTTTGTTATGAGTGACAATGAATTTTTGATCTCCATAGGCTAATTCGACGAGGTAGAGTTCGATATCTGTTTCTTGCATTTCGAACCGTTTAACAAATTCTTTCAATAATATGTAACGTCTTGCAAATAAACATGGGTTTGAAATAACGATAACGACATGCAATTTATTTTCTATAGGATCATTATTGATTATTGCATTCTTTATAATATTTTCCGAATACGTAATAAAATCTATTTCAATACCATTTATAATCGTCATTCTTAATATATACGATTATAAAATCTGTTATTAGAAAACGTTACCCGACTTTTGCGACTTTTGCGACTTTTGCGACTTTTGTGACTTTTGTGACTTTTGCGACTTTTGTGACTTTTGCGACTTTTGCGACTTTTGTGACTTTTGCGACTTTTTGGATATGTGCCTAATTGTTCATCTTTGGGAAATAGTCCATTCATCCCGACATACGTTTATTTGATCTATTTATGTTGAGTCGTACGTCGCTTTGTTTTTCTTAGTCCTTTTACGCGTAACTTTCTACGTTTGGTTCTGCGTACACCGCCCGTGGTCGGACATGGTATTTCATAATAATAATGATTAGTAACCACAGGTATATGCAAAAGGTATCCATTCTCATTTTCAAATAACACTGCATAATCTTTATTAGATTTTAAACAAATACCAAGACCTTTGCTAGTATAATCCCGAAAATTCCCAATAATAATTAAAGACTTTTCGTTAAATTTGAATTTCGAATCCTCAGCGGTTATACTTTCTAATAATTTATTACCAAATACAAGTTCCATTATATATTTTCCAAAATAAACAATTGATCGTTCTGCCGAGACAATTACCTCTTTGGGAACATAGTGTACAGTTCTCCCTATTAATCTTATAACATGGGGGGGGGTTTCTGTATCAAACCCACCATAACATTTACCAACTTCTAAAACAGCAGTATCGTATAGTTGTACGACTACATCGTCTATATTCCATCGTGGTGTATTCCATAGTAGTGTCCGTCCACGTTTTTTTTCAGAATGTTTGAACATACGTTCATATGCCTATTTAATTAAATATGACCATTTAATATCATTCAAATCGTCTTCGTCTAATACTGTTTTGTAGTTACTTGGTAGTGGTGTTTTAATCGGCATAATTTTGTCACATAGATATTTAGGTTCTTCATTTTCCAAGAAAGTAGAAATTTTCGCGTTATTAAAACGTTCTAAATCATCGTCGTTTGCAGTAAAAATGGAATTCAGCAATTCCACTAAATTTAATTGGACGGGTGTAGTTAATTGGTTTCCGTCGGCTAAAGTAACCGGTGGTGCGTGTGACATTAGTGCATGTGACATTGGTGCGTGTGACATTAGTGCATGTGACATTGGTGCGGGTGACATTAGTGCGTGTGACATTAGTGCATGTGACATTGGTGCATGTGACATTGGTGCGGGTGACATTAGTGCATGTGACATTGGTGCGTGTGACATTGGTGCGGGTGACATTAGTGCGTGTGACATTAGTGCGTGTGACATTGGTGCGTGTGACATTGATCGTGTAGTCATTTTCATTGGGGTACTTTTCATTGGGGTACTTTTCCTTCTTTTTGGTTTTATAGAACTGGTATGATGAACGGGGGTATGAAGAACAGACATAATTATATATTATATTTATAAAAATGTCACGATTGAACTATAATAATAACTCAAATAAATATAATATGTAGATAATTAAATATGAACGTGGAAGAGGTACCCGTACACAAAACCATGAATAGAAGTGATATTGATCGTCTTACGATGGAACTTATGATGAACAAAACTCATTATGGGAAATATTTAGCAAAACAGGACCCCGAAAAACATAGAAAGTTCCAAGAAAACCTACGGAAAATACAAAAATACAAAGATCAAATAATCGATATGACGCACGAACTCTTGGACGATTCAACAAAGCAGGGTGTTCCTGAAAAACACAATACAGAAATAAACACCGCATTTCAACACTATTTGAAAACATGTGTTCAGTATTTCGAAATACGTGAAATCGTAGATGAAAGAGAGACATCAAATATTGATCGCGAAAACACTCTCTTTGGCGAAATGGATGAAGACATCGCACCCTCAATGTCAGAAGGCAACAAAAACACATATTGGGGGAAGAATATAAAAAAAACAAACCGGTCTAATTATTTGTATACGATGGATATATATTCTAGGCCATCCCATCCAATCGACGAAGAACGTAAGATTATATAGACTGTATTATGCAGTGATTAGAACATTATATATTGATAATATATAATGGTCAAACGGACAAAACGTAAAACGGGTAAGTATAGGAGAAAACGTGCGCCTTCTCGAAGCCGTACTCAAAAGATATACAAAATGAGTTGTAGTCCCATGGTTGAGAATACGAGACATAGTGAGCAGACCTGCTATACTGAGGGTGCATTAATGAAGATAAAAACGGCATACAATAAAAATAACGTCAACGATCGCATTACGTCGAAAGATCCGAAAGAGGTTTTCCAGGAATTGAAAATGAAATTGTCTAAATGTCAGAAAGAGGATTGTTGGCTAAATCAACTACCAGAATCAGAACGCAAATATTTAAACGAGTATTTCTTCGCACCAGATCAACCTAAATCTTGGAAAAACGAACCGAATAAATGGTTGACCAATTTCGATATCGCTAAAGTAATGAAACAATATGAGACAAAACACCCCCATTTTAAATTTATAGGTCCTACACCAATGGATTTCGAAACCCGAGTACCCGAAAATGGTAAAGTGTGCGTATGGGAAGAATTATGCCATTTCTCATTAAAATCACATTTAGATAACAAGATTGATCGGATTGGAATATCCTTTAATTTAGATAATCACGACGAACCCGGATCGCATTGGGTATCGATGTTTGTGGATATAGGCGAAAAGGTGATAATCTATTTTGATAGTGCCGCAAATAAAACACCGAGCGAGATAATGGATTTAGCGAATAAGATAATGGATCAGGGCAAAGAATTATCTACACCCATACATTTCAAATATTACGAGAATTATCCAGTCACTCATCAGAAAACAGATACTGAATGTGGTATGTATTCTCTGTTTTTCTTGATTACATTACTAACACGCAAAACTGATTTCGATCATCGAATGACCATGGAAAAAAATCTTAGACTCTTTTTGCATAAAAAGATACCAGATCGATATGTAGAGAAGTTTCGTCGCATTTATTTCAATGAATAATTCATGATATTATGTAAACATATTATGTAAACATAATATAAGTATGACATATAAACAACATAGTAATAAACGAATAAAACGGCGTATTTTTTCGCGTAAAAAAACGCCTAAAATGGTTAAAGTAAATAAGGAAAAACATAATTCGCGATATACAAGATCAAATACGAGAAGGCCTAACACAAAAAAACGAATAAAACATAAATCATTGAGTTATAGGAATACGCGTAGAAAACGGGTAGGTGGTAAACGCAAAGATGTAGACAGTATACGTATACATTTTATTGAAAATCCATTACATACTATGGACAAAAATTCAACGCCTAAGCTGTTACACCCATTTGTTGAAATACTTCCGGGTGTAAAAACATTTGAAGAAGAAATTGGTGCAGTAGATCAATTATTTGCAAAAATCATAAATGATAATAATAACCTTCATGGTAAACATTATTCTAAATATATAGACATTGAACCGGCGGACAGTAATAATTTTACCGAAAGCTCTCATGGGGCGCCATTAATCGATAATAATCAACAGATTGATTTCAGTAATCTATTATATCATGGGAATTCCAGTAGTAGTCAGTCTCAATCCAAAAAATCGAATGGGCTACCCAGTCATTTTAGGGATGGGATATTCGGTAGTTTTAATACGAACCGCGATAGTTTGAGTAGTCAACCCACTTTTCCTGTGCAACCCAGCAAAAGTACTGTGCAACCCAGCAAAAGTACTGTGCAACCCAGCAAAAGTACTGTGCAACCCAGCAAAAGTA